GGCCACGCGATGATGGTGAAGATATAGTTCTTTCTGCTGCTTCAGCACCAGCACATAGGAGAGGCGCACCACCTGCCGCGCCTACTACCCGTACAGCATCAGGTACAGGCAACCGTACAACAACGGTCAGGCTCGACGCGAATCAGCGAGAGATGGCGTCGATGATGGGCATGACGCCTGAAGAATATGCCACAAACATGGTTGCGCTACGCAAAGAAGGCAAACTTAATTGAAGGAGATTGTTATGGAAGAAGAGACTGGAAAGTTGCCAAAGTTGGCTTCTGCATCATCTGTTAGGGGTGAAGTACGTGAGACGTTGCGGACTGAGACATCGCGTGATTTGGCAAAAATACGTGCTGATGAAATTAGGAAGCATCGTGCCGGAACTGAAATAGATGTCATGGATAGGTATTATATTGACCCAGAAATCATCCCTGATGGGTGGTCTTATGAATATAAACGCAAATCTGTTCATGGATTGGAAGATGCTGCCTATGAAGTCAATCTTGCTAGGGGTGGTTGGACTGCTGTGCCAGTTGATAGAAACGCAAGACATCGCGCTTTAATGCCACGAGGAAACTATTCTACTGTTGAAATTGACGGCATGATTTTAATGGAACGACCTTTGGAGTTGACAGAAGAAGCGCGTGATGTAGAATTGCGCCGAGCTAGAGGTCAAGTACGTGCTAAGGAGCAACAACTTGCATCTACGCCAGACGGAACGATGACTCGTGAACATGAACGTGTGCGACCATCAATTAAAAAGGGTTACGAGCCAATGCCAGTCCCAAAGGACTGAGGCCGTAGTCCGACCCGCCCTCTGGGAGGCAGGTAAAATTTGTCGTGGTTGGCAGTGCTAGGCGCATAGCAACCTCTTCATCAAGGAACATCAATTATGGCAAACACTTCTGCGCCATTTGGATTCCGTCAGTATGGTGGAACAGGCTCTGCTCCTACGTATGAGCAAGTTCCAGCACTGATATCATCCTCATACTCGACCGCAATCTTTTTTGGCGATCCTGTATACCCGCTAACCACTGGCTATATTGCTGGCTCGTCTGAAACTCCCGGCACAGTTCAAATTGCTGGCGTGTTTGTTGGGGCACAGTATCTCTCAACCTCCCAAAAGCGTACAGTTTGGAGTAACTATTGGCCCGGTTCTGACGCAACTGGCGACGTTACAGCTTACATTATTAACGATCCAAACGCTCGTTTCTTGGCACAAGTTGGCGGTTCCACAACCACAGGACTTACAAATGCTGATATCGCAGCAAACGTACAGTTTGCTTACGGTACTGGAACCACTGCAAACGGAATTTCAGGCGCATATGTTGTCTATAATTCTGCCACAACTACCAATACGCTTCCATTCCGGGTAGTAAACCTTGTCACAACACCTCCGGGTGCTGAAGGTACTGCTTCCGGTGCTTACAATCTTGTTGTTGTCGCGTTTAATAACGTGTCCACCAAGCAACTCTTATCAGTCGGCTAAGGAGTAAGGTATCATGGCTGTTAATCTCTCAGCAATTAAAGACCTTTTGCTCCCCGGTCTACGTGGAGTTGAAGGCAAGTACGAGATGATCCCATCTCAGTACGACAAGATGTTCACCAAGCATGAGTCAAAGATGGCTCTTGAGCGTACTGCTGAAATGCGGTTCCTCGGCTTGGCACAGTTGAAAACAGAAGGCGGTCAGACCGCTTTTGATAACAGTGCTGGTGAGCGGTACATCTACAATCAGGAGCATACTGAAATTGCTCTCGGTTACGCGATTACCCGCAAAGCCATCGACGATAATCTGTATAAGACACAGTTTATGCCGTCCAACCTCGGCCTGATTGAATCCTTTCAGCAAACCAAGGAAATTTACGGTGCAAACATTCTTAATACAGCTACGACGTATAATTCCTCAATTGGCGGTGACGGTGTTGCACTTTGCTCCACGGCGCATCCTATTGACGGAAGTACAGTTGCTAATACACCAAGCGTTCAACTTGATCTCAATGAAGCATCGCTCCTTAACAGTATGATAGGTGTGCGGACAAACTTCAAAGATCAGGCTGGCCTGAAGGTATTTGCCCGTGCGCGTAAGCTCATTGTCCCGCCACAGCTTGAACCAGTTGCTATCCGTCTTACAAAGACAGAACTGCGTCCGGGTACAGCAGATAATGATGTTAATGCCATAATGATGTCTTCCGGCGGTCTGCCAGAAGGTTACATGGTTAATGACTTCTTGACCTCTGCGTATGCTTGGTTCTTGCTGACCAACATCGACGGTCTGTCGTATATGGAACGTGTGGCCTTTGAAACCGACATGCAGGTCGATTTTGTTACAGATAACCTTCTTGTCAAGGGCTATGAGCGTTACTCGTTTGGTTACTATAACTGGCGTTCAATCTTTGGCTCGTTCCCAACATCGTAATCCAAAGGAGAAGGTAACATGGCTATTTCAGCATTCTCCGGTCCCGTAATTTCTTTTGGTCAGAACACCATTGGAACTACAACGGATTACAATCCACAATTAGGCCCGTCGCTCTTCTGGGGCGGCGTTGGTCGCCTTGATCCTCGTCCTAATTTTGCTTACATCCCCGGTCAGAACTACGGTGCATTTACCGCTGGTTTTGCAACGTCGGATACTCAGACCATCAGTGCTACTCCTTATGCGCTTGGTTCTGCTGCAATCGCAGCAGCCGCAGCAACTACGGCTAGCACAGCTATGACGCTTGTTTCAACAAACTCAACGTCAACAGGTGTCTCAATTAGCGCATCGTGCATCAACTATAATACTGGTGCAACGGTGACTGGCCTTTTGCTTCTTGATGGTTTTGCATCCTTCACGGGTGTGGTAGCAAGCAGCATCTTGACCGTATCGTCCCTGACTGGGGTTATTACGATTGGGATGACCTTGACTGGCACTGGCGTTAATTCTGGTACTACTGTTGTAAATCAGCTTACTGGGCCTCCCGGTGGTGCTGGAACTTATACGGTACAAGGTGACGATACTGTTGGTTCCACGACTATAACGGGACAAGCAGCTTTAGGGCCAACCGCATTTGGGCAGCCTTTCAGCGATACTAATTCCGTTTATCTCTGGAACCCACAGGCTCTTGTTTCTCGCGCAGTGAGTATTGTTCCGGTTTCTGGTACATCAACGGCGGCAGTTATCTTTACTGTTTCTGGTTACGACATTTATGGCGTACCAATGAGTGAAGCAATTACTGTACCGATAAGCACGACGACGGCTACGACGACCAACGGCAAAAAAGCATTTAAGTATATTGCTTCTGTAACGCCTAATGTTACAAATGCAATTACTTATAGCGTTGGCACAACGGATATCTTTGGTCTTCCCATCCTCTCTAATTTCTTCAGCGATGTAGCTATCAACTATAACGCTGCTGGAATTACAGCGAGTACGGGATATGTTGCGGCAGTGACTACAAGTCCTGCAACAACAACCACGGGTGATGTACGTGGTACGTATGCTGTACAGTCGGCAACGGATGCGTCAAAGCGACTTGCTATCCGGCAATTTGTTCTTCCAGCCAATATGGGTTCCACTACGGGCCTGTTTGGCGTCACACAAGCATAATGAGGTTTATTATGAAAGGTCGTCATCGTAAGGCCGCTGGTGGCATGGTTGAGAAGGGCGTTGTTGCAAATGACGCCTCCCCAACTGATGTTTACTCAGGTTCCGGCTCTAATGTTGTTAAGGCTGCTAAACAGCGTAAAGCTGGCGGTAAGGTTTCTGGTTTTATGGCTAAGATGCGGTCTGACCGCCCTGCCCGTAAATCTGGCGGTCGCACAGGTTCAAACATGAACCCGCTGTCGTCTGCTCATGCAGGAACGGAACCAACGGGCCATAAATCAATGGTCAATTGTTAGTCTTTGATTTTCTTAAATCATGGAGTAAGATAGGCGGGACTTAACAGTCCCGTCTTTCATATGGGGGCTTCAAATGGCTACTACACCTGCTTGGCAACGCTCTGAAGGCAAATCTCCTTCAGGCGGGTTAAATGAAAAAGGCAGAGCTTCTGCAAAAGCGGAAGGTCATAACCTTAAAGCCCCGACAAAGGATTCAGACAATCCTCGACATAAATCATTTTGCGAGCGTATGACTGGTATGAAGCGTAAGCGCACGGGTGCTGCCGCTGCTGCTGATCCTGATAGCAGGATTAATAAGTCTCTCAGGAAGTGGGGTTGCTAATGTCAGACAAACCATTCTGGGAACAAAAATTACCCAAAGATCATCATACCAAGCACTTGTCCAACAAACAGGAACAAAGTGCTAAAGCTAGAGCAAGGGCGGCAGGTAGGCCATACCCAAACTTAGTTGACAATGCAGCGGCGTCCCGCAGGAAAGGCAAATAAAATGCGAGCAGTAATCATCAATGTTGGGCCTTATGCTGCCCCAAGCGCAACAAACATCCGCACGGCATCGTCGATTGCAGCGGCTGGAACAGTTACTCTGAATGGTTCTTTGGTCAGTAGCGGAACGGCTACATTGGATCAGCCTCGGCGTGTATTGTTCACGTCTGTGGGGAACGATAGCGGGATTACGTTCACCGTCACTGGGACAGACTGGAATAATATGCCAGCGAGTGAAGTTGTAACTGGGGCAAATGCAACAACGACGTACACGGTTTATGATTTTAAAACGGTTACTTCAGTCGTTGCCTCTGGCGCGTCTGCTAATAGTGTTAGCATTGGCACAAACGCAATTGCATCTAGCCGTCCGGTATTTTTGGATTTGTATGCTGATAGCAGCACATATGTTCAAACAGACACGGGTGGTGCTTCTGGTGTTACTTATACAATTCAATATTCTGGCGATAATCCAAATAATTACCAGATTGGAATTGGTACTGAAACATACGTGAATTCTCGTTGGGTTAATTCTGGAACAGCAGCATTGGTAAATGCAACGGGAGCAGTGAACGCTAACCAATCAGGTATCCCAACAATGGCTCGTGTTTACGTCAGCAATGCAGGATCAAATACATCTGGCACTGTTCATGTAAACTTCAATCAAGCTGGCATGATTTCTCAGTAATTCAAAATAGGACTGTAACATGGTTGGCAATGTCACAATAACAGCACTACCTGCGGGTGGGACAGTAGGATCAACTGATCCTTTCCCATCCGTGCAGTCTACCAATACGGTAAAAATAACAGCTACACAGATGAGAACTTTTGTTCTTAACAGTAGCGCAACTTTTGCTATTGGAACGGGTGCTGCTGCTACAACAATTGCTGGAACTGGTGCTTACAATTTAACGCTCACGACAAACAGCGGCGCATCTAATCAAGGCACTATTACGATAGCAAATGGAGCCAACGGTAACATTACTATTGATCCTGATGGCACTGGCATAATTTCTTTAGCAGGTGTTACAACCGGAACAGGTTCCATAACAAGTTCATCCAGTAGCGGTGGTATTGGTTATTCAACTGGTGCTGGTGGGACAGTTACTCAAGCCACAAGCAAAAGTACCACTGTAGCTCTAAATGCGGTTACTGGAACGATTGTGATGAATGGTGCTTCCCTTGCTGCGGCTACGGTTGTGGCGTTTACTTTTACAAATACGTCGATAGCCGCGACTGACATGGTTGTTATAAATCACTCGTCAGTAGGAACACTGAGCGGGTATAGCTTTGCAGTAACACCGGGTGCTGGAACCTCAACAGTATCTGTTAGAAACAACACTGCGGGTGCATTGGCTGAAGCTATTGTGTTACAGTTTGCTATTATTAAATCCGTCACTGGTTAATCGGAGCCAACTATGACAACGAGTGGAACATACGCTTTCAATCCAAGTCTTGGAGAGTTGACGCTGTATGCTTTCAACTTGTGCGGCATACGTAATACGTCTCTCCTTCAAGAGCATATGACTTCTGCCCGGATGGCAACAAACTTGATGCTGTCCCGCTGGTCAAATATGGGCGTTAATCTTTGGAAAGTTGATCTGGTCACAGTACCTTTGGTGACGGGCGTCTCGACTTATAATGTAGACCAAAACACGGTTATGGTACTTGATACATATGTTACAACGGCTCAAACTGGTCAGAACATTGACCGCATTATATTACCAATCAGTCGTACTGAGTATGCATCTTATCCAAATAAAGAGCAGGAGGGGTTCCCAACTGTCTATTGGTTTGATCGTCTTGTTAGCCCTACGCTCACTATATGGCCTGTTCCAAACACTTCTAACGGGCCTACAACGCTTAGTTACTACCGTGTTACGCAAATTGAAGATGCTAATTTTAAAAGTGGTCAGACGGTAGACATCCCATATCGTTGGATGGAAGCATTTGCCAATGGTCTTGCTTACAATTTGGCTCGTGTGTGGAACCCGCAAATGGTTGTCCAACTAAAGCCTGAAGCAGATGAATCATATATGATTGCGGCAGGTCAGGACGTTGAAGTTGTAAACATGTATATCAGCCCAATGGTTTCTGGTTATTGGAGGTCGTAAATGCGTCCTCACGGTCGTGCTAGAGTAAGCACTAGAAATCCACAGGCGTTTGGTATTTGCGACCGTTGTGGTTTTTTATACAACCATACTAATCTGATGTGGCAGTTTGATTGGGCTGGAGCAAGTCTGATCAATAAGCGCATCCTAGTATGCAAACCGTGCAATGACGTTCCTCAGAATCAGTTGAGAGCAATTGTTCTTCCGGCAGACCCTGTTCCAATTATGAACCCTCGCGTTGAAGCATATGCATCTGCTGAAACAGACACTCGCGTGATTATAGTTTCTTCAACCGTTGATCCGACAACTGGTTTGACAATCAACGTGTATGCAACCCGTGTAACGCAAGACGATCAACCTCGTGTAGATCAACCTATTGGTGTTCCTACAGGCTTGGTTCAATCTGCTGTAATGCCTTTATATGCCAACGTGACATACGGCGTAGAACTCTCTGTATTGTCAATCACGGCAAATGGCACGACCATTGTTACGGTGACGTGTTCAGACGTTCATGGGCTGACTACAAACGATGTAGTTTCTATTGAAGGCACGTCTACTGCAAAAGCAGACGGGTTTTATAATGTCGTAGTAACTTCAGCTACAGCATTTACATATGAAACCAACAAAACAATCACGGCTAGTAGCCTTCAAGAGGTTTCAACTCGCATAATAACTGCTATAGTGGGTACGCCTTATGGATTTGATCAGATACCAAAAACGGGAATTTAATTATGGCTAACATTACCATTCCCAATCTTCCTGCCGCTACCTCTCTTAACGGGGACGAGCAGTTTGAAACGGTTCAGAGCGGAACATCAAATAGAACAACTACTCAACAGATTGCAGATTATGTTGTTAGCGCAGGAATTTATGGGCCTATTGCTAATAGCACTGTAGTTTCAAACATATCTGGTGCAACGGCGGAACCAACTGCAAATTCATTAACGTCAATCATAGATTATTCTTTTGGCAGCACAATTGGTGATATCTTATATCGTAGCGGTGCAGGTTGGGCTGTGCTTGCGCCGGGAATTTCTGGTCAAGTTCTTTCAACCCAAGGGGTTAATTTTGACCCTATTTGGCGGTCTACACCCGGCACAGGCACGGTAACATCGATCACGGCGGGGACAAACCTGTCTGCCACACCTGCAAATCCGATTACAGCATCCGGCACAATTAGCACAGTTGATAATCCTGTATTTGCCACATCAACCACAACTCCTGTTGTTTACGGTGGCACAGCGGCATCGTCCAATTTGACGCTTCAATCGACGAGCGGAGTAGGAACGACAGACAGCATATCCCTGAAGGTGGGGAATGCAGGTGCTATTACAGCACTGGGGGTTGATACATCTGGTGTAGTGACACTGTCATCAGCTTTGCCTGCCACATCAGGCGGTACGGGCCAGACATCATACACAGTTGGCGATTTGCTTTATGCGTCTTCCTCAACAGCCTTGTCAAAACTCGCGGACGTGGCGACTGGGTCTGTTCTGATCTCTGGCGGGGTTGGTGCCGCGCCTTCCTATTCGGCTTCTCCAACGCTGACGACCTCGCTGACAACGCCGCTTCTTATTGGCGGCACGACGGCATCCTCGTCATTGACGCTTCAATCAACGTCCGGTGTTGGCACGACAGATAAAATTCTTTTTAAAGTTGGCAACAATGGTGCTGTTACGGGTGGGACAATCGGAACAACAGGAAATTGGGGATTTGGCGGAAATGCAACTACATTCATTGGTCTTGCTGTTCCGTTAGTCATCACAGGCGCAACCTCTGCTTACGGTCAGCGCATTAATGGCAACGTCCAATCAGACGTGACTACTCTTGCGGCAGCTTATTTCTCAAATATTGCTCTTCAAAACGCTTCTTTTACAACGACAGACCTTGTCCATTTCCTCGCAAACCCGCCAACGGGCGGGGCGGGTTCTACGGCAACAAACCAATATGGTTTTAAGGCAAACAGCACACTTGGTTCAAATGGCGCGGCAACTGTTACAAACTCTTACGGGTTTTACAGCGACCTTGCTTCTGCTTCAAACAAATGGAATTTTTACGCTAACGGAACTGCGGATAATTATTTTGGTGGCAACGTAGGCATCGGATCGACGTCGCTAACAACTACAAATCTACGGGTATCAAAAAGCATAACCGGAGGCACAATAGCACAAAGCATTAGGTCAGACGGAGCAATCCAGTCAGATGTAACAGGCAGTGGTGCTTATTATGTATCGGCTGCTAGTATGGCGTCTGGGACGTTAGGTAATTTAAACCATTATCAAGCTAATCAAGCAACGGTTGCAGCGACTGTTACCAATCAAAGCGGATTTACTTCAACCGCAACTTTAATTGGAGCCACCAACAACTACGCGTTTATTGCCGCCGACACCGCCGCAGTAACGGCTGGCAAGACTGCATACGGCTATTACTCCGCAGTAAACACAGCCACAGGCGGCGGTACGACTTATCAGTTTTATGCAGCGGGAACTGCGCCAAGCGTAATCAATGGCACTGTCACGCTCGGCACACCTTTGGCAGTCTCTTCCGGCGGCACAGGCGCAACGACATCAAACGCCGCTCTGACAAACCTGACGACGTTCACAAGCACCGCAACAGCGGGTGCAACGACCACGCTGACCAACACAAGCACATACTTCCAGTTTTTTACTGGAGTGCTTACGCAAACGATCACGTTGCCTGTGACGAGCACTTTGGCTCAGGGCTGGACGTTTCACATCGTCAACAACAGCACTGGAAATTTGACAGTCAATTCATCCGGCGCGAACTTTGTCATTACGGTTCTCCCCGGCACGACCGTAATGTGCACATGCATTGGAACTGCATTAACAACTGCCGCTGATTGGGAAGCGGGTTACACGGACTTCTCAACCGCGACAGGCGCAGGCTCGGTTGTTCTTTCCGCAAGCCCGACGCTGACGGGAACGACAACTGCGACAACACTGACTGCGACAACCCTCACAGCAACTGCGGGTGCTGGGTTTCAGAACATGGTTGTTTTGACATCCGGTGCTTCTTATTCACTGCCAGCCGCTGTTCAGGTTACTGGTGCTAAGTTTAAAATCACTGTTATTGGTGGCGGTGGCGCAGGTGGCGGCAACCCAGCGACAGCGGCAACCGCAGGTGGCGGCGGTGGCGCAGGTGGTGTCGGTGTTGCAATTGTAACTTTTGTTACAGGACAAACATCAATTACAACGTCATTTGGAGCGGCAGGCGCGGCGTCCTCTGGTGCTGTAGGCGGTAACGGTGGCGCAACGACTGCAACGTATAATGCGTTGACGTATATTGGAACGGGCGGAGGCGGTGGCGCGTTAGGTGCGGCTACGTCTGCGGGTGGTGCTGGCGGTACAGGGACTACCGGAACCGGAACCGTGGTTCTTGCTCCAACTGGACAAGTTGGCGGTACTGGCGGCACAACAACAGCGGTTGCTGGTGTTACATACCTTAATAACTCAGGTGCTAATACAGCCCTTGGTTATGGCAGAGGAGAGCAATTAACTCCAGTACTGCACAGAGATTCTTTGCATTGGGTAATTGCAACAAATAATTTTGGTTTATCAACTCCTGAGGTTTATGCAGAATTTGATCATTTAACCAAAGATAAAGAAATTCCAGATCCAGAGATTTCTTTAGAATTATTACAAGCACTAGCTCATGGAAACCCTAACGAAGTAGCAAGAAATCTAGTTAATGATTTACAAGCTGCTGCTTTATCACTTAAACCAGAATTAAGAAGATTACTAAGAGCTGGAGAAGAAGCAGGGGCTTTAGCAGGAATTGTTTCAGGCTCTGGTCCAACTTGTGTATTTCTGTGTTTGGATGACACCGCTGCATCAGATATTGCAATTGATCTATTAAGTAGTGGAACTTGTACTGCAGCAGTTACTGCTTATGGACCAGTTCCGGGAGCAAGAATTAAATAGCAGATTTCTTTGTGGTTAAA